GAAAGATCCTCACAGATTTTAAAAATTTCCTCTAATATTGGTTTGTCTCCTTCGTTACAAGCAAAAAAAGGAGCGTTTGCATCTGAACATCGCTATATTAATTTGAGTAAAAAGGAGTGGTATTCTGACTATCGCAAAAGCAATAGCGACACCTACCCAGGGCGCGCTACACCTTCCCGAAACTCCATCATGACCGGCCAGAGCAGCCCCACGAATAGAGTCAATTTAAATTTAGAACTTGACATAAACACAGAGCACACGACTTCAAAACAATTACCTCGAGTAGGTACTGCACCGATTACTGGAGATAACGAAGTATCACTTACTGATGCATCGCAAGCAAGGGTGCAATACCATTTTGTAAATGACTCGGCAGCGAAAATTGGCCGGAGTGGTAATTCAGATCTCGAAATGACAGCAGAACTATTTGCTGGATCAAATTTAAGTAACATTTTTGACACTCTCGTGACTATGGTTGAGCAGGCGTCATCGATGGGACAACTGATTAAGGTACAGAAGCATAGGTCAGAGGCATATATGGCAAACTACGATGCTTGTTCCCACAAATTCGAAGTTATGGGTGATCCACTTTTAAATCCTGGACGGACAATACAATTACTTTTTCCAAAATCAACATCGCCTGAAGTTCTTAAAAATCGTAACGATATTTACGATAAAGTTTTGTCAGGTGATTACCTTATATTTAGTACAATGCATACATTTATGGATGGAACTCATACGACAGAAGTCGTAGCAAAAACTGATTCAATAAAACCTACAGAAAATTTATGATACAAAACCCACAATTTTTTATTGGCGTTGTCGAGGATATTAATGATGACCTCAAGCTTAATCGTGTTAAAGTTCGTATTTTTGGCAAGCACAGCGAATCGCTTCAGGAAATGCCTACGGAAAACTTGCCATGGTATACAACTGTTATGCCAATGACAAATCCTGGTATTGCTGGACAAGGAAGAACAATCGGTGCACAGCAAGGATCATGGGTGTTCGGTCTTTTTATTGATGGTACTGACGAACAGGAAGCACTTATACTTGGTACAGTAGCAGGAAATAGCGGTTTACCACCAACAACTATTAATACAGGATTTAGAGATCCGAATAATATAAATCCTCCTGTCGCTGGTAGTGACACACCAGTCGCAACAGTTTCAGATCTACAAAATAAAAGAGTAGCTAATCGGACAATTGATATACCTATTGCTCGAAAACCAGCATTATCAGCACTAAACGAAGGTGAAGAACCACCCGAAGAGGAATCTGTATCCACTCCTGATCCAGCAGATTACGCAAAACCAGTATATCCATACAATAATGCAGAAGTATTTAAAGGCGGACACGCTGTCGAATACGATTCCACCCCCGGCCATGAAAGATATTCACACATGCATAGGTCAGGGACAGCTACTGATATAACGGCAGACGGAGAAAAAATAGAACATATAACCGGAGACGGATTTACAGTATACAAAAAAAATAACACTGTCTATATAGTTGGAAATTGCAATTTGACCGTCGATAAAGACATAAATGTTAAATGCGGAGGTGATTACATACTCGATATCGACGGTACCATGCACATTAAAGCAGACGGAGGGATTAAAACTAAAGTCGACAATGGTAACATAGAGACTGAACTTATCGGTGAAAGAAAAATGTTAATGACCGGATCAGATCTGCTCAATATAAAGCAATCATTAACCCTTAAGGTCAAAGACGATTATTTAATCGATGTCACCGGAGACATGGGCCTCGACGTTAAAGGGCCCGAGACTAAATTGTTTTTTAACTCTGCTGATACTGATATAACCTTTAAAAAGTTAGATACTACTGTGAATGGCGACCATAACGATACGGTAACAGGGAATAAACATATCAGTGGTAATGCTGGTATGAAAATTGCAAGTCCTAAAAAACTTATTATAAATACTCCAATACAGCAAGTGAGCGGAGATGTTATAGCCGGCGACGTATCACTTATGACACATATGCATACACAGAATAATGGTAAAGAGAACGCTGGTGGTGGTGTTGATACAAGTAAATCTATCGGAGGCACAGCGCCCGGACCATAATTAAACTTTTTTATTTACAGTATATATTATACCAAGTATAATATTCTAAGAATAACACACAACGAATATACAATCTAGATTATCAATGGCAACAACAATAAACAAACCATTAATTAAAACAGTCGTAAGTGCTGAAGGATCTGTAGAGGTTATTGCCTATGGTAGTAACGATTATACTGATATATGGGCCTTTGGTTCTCTCGATACTAATTGGTCACTATGGGATACATTCCCTACTGTTGTTCGTGTCGGTAATTATGTATGGTGTTTATGGGGTAATAGTAGTTCACGTATGTATTGGCGACTAATCGATGTTGTTCCGGATCCTTCGAACGATTTAGATTTTGGTAATAATATTGCATATCCCGAAATTTCCAATACACAAATTGATTCAATCACAAACGTACAATCGGCTAAGCTTACTGACCCTGTTACACAAAATACAAATCTCGACGCAGGACCATATAGACCACTTACTGTAACAACTAATACTATTGCGTCGGGAACTACTGCACCACTCCCAGGATTCAATTCATCCAGTAAAACATATAAAGAGTTTGTACCAATTTTTTCAGAGGGCACTGTCGAAAGTTTTAATATAACTACAAGCCACAGCAGTGTTGGTAACCGGCCGCTCGTAGGAGGTTGGGGAGATTATTCAACTCCAAAGGGAACGAATGGCGATACTGTTTATGGACGTTTTGCACCATTCGCAACCCAGGAACAATTTGAAACCTTATATGGTAAAGAACATAATTGGCAATCACCTTACGCGAATTCGAATGAGTGGTTATTCGAAGCAGAGTCTGGATCTGCAGCTGCAGTATATAGTGGATCACTAACATATCCATTTACTGTTGAAGCTATGGTACCTAATACAAAATATAGAAATGTACCGGGTGATACAACTGGTGATGGCTTTGACGATACACCAAGTTTAGAAGATGCATTAGCTGTGTATGGTGCAGTTGCTGGTGCGTTCCCAGGTTTAGACATAACTAAGTGTGGTAACCTTGCAGACTTAGGTCTTAAAATCGGTGACATAGACATACCATCAATCAACGAATTAAAGAATAGTGTGAAGGCAGCAGTCGACTCCGCAGTAGACTCAATAGGCCTTTCTAAAATCGACGAAATGGTCCAGGGGTTTAAGGACGGTTTAAATGACATGCTACCAGACACTACTCCAATAGAAAATCTGGCTAAGGATATTAGTGATCTAAAGGATAAGGGAGAAGATGCGTATCAGAAGCTAGTAGAAAAGTGGGATGGTCTTGTTGACGATATCGAAGGTATCATTGATGATGTGAGGAACCTCGGAGGATTTGATATATGTCAGTTTGTTACTGATAAGGCTAAGACAGATGATGATGGTAAATTGGTGAAGAAGGAAAAAGCTCCGAGTCAGCCAGATAAACCTATTGTGCCTGGCGAGAAGGGAACCATAAAGCCATTGCCTCAGGATGGTATTCCACAGGATGATGTACAACAATTTACTGGTTACAATGAGGAAATGGCACGAGCTGCTCGAACTGTCTATAATGAGTACTGGAAAGATTTGATGAATGATCCTTTTATTCAATTTGGTTCTCAATCTTCGAATAGTGGATCTACTGAACCTATTTCAGATCTTACTCCTCCAGCAACCGATGCCATAGCAAATATTTTGGGGGAAGATAATATTCCAAAAAGCTTCGATGGAATGGGTGCTTTTACGAGTAATTCCGCAGCAGATTATATCGACCCAGTAACGGGAATAGCATCTTATATTGATGACGCGGGTGTCAACCGTATTATACGGAATCCCGAAGATAACATTCCGACAGCAGAAGGGTTTTATCTCGGAGATCCTAAGATAAAATCGACTAGTGTTAGTTTCGATAACGTTAAATTCGGACCGGGTGGCATCATGGAAACTGGCCCTGAAATCATTGATGTATTTGAAAAGCAAGGCTTATCATTTGGTCCAGTCGATGTTGATATTACAGGTGGAAATAGAACGAACGACGAAGTTCGTAGTAATCCGACAGGATTTACACCGAGTAACACTACAGCGAACCAAAATAAGACAGAAGGTGTAAATTATTCTGAGAAGCAACCGATTGAAAATAGACATCATCGCCTGATTCACACGCCTGAATATCAGACGGCGAAGGCGGATGGTTCCATCCAGCCCACGCAAACATGGCTAAAATTAGAAGAAAAGGATGCCTTTAAAGATTATTATAGAATACAATATTTTGAATCATTAGTTGCTGGAGCAAGATCCCAAATAGAAAATGCACTGTTTAAATCAACTGATTCGCAAATCACTCCTGATATAAAGTCTATTCAATTATGGAATCCTGTTAAATATGTTGAAAAAGGTGCGCTTTATCCAGGCGCTATCGTTAGTATTGTAGATCAAGACGACGTATACTTCTTTGATAAACTTATTACTAAACTTCATATTCTTATTGACGAGAAAATATTAGTGAAGCCTCTCCTTGACATTGTTGAACAAATTAGCGCTGGTGAAATAGATTCTACTCGTGTAAGAGGCGCTGCAACGCCGCCACCAAAAGCTGCTAAAGGGTTAGATCCAAGATGGGATCCGATAATAAAAAGAGCCAGTGAATTAGGAGCAGACTTCCGAATTACTGAGGGATATCGTTCTCCAGAAAGACAAAATGAATTATATGCTCAGGGCCGAACTAAGCCAGGACCAATTGTAACATACGTGAGAGGTGGACGATCTAAGCATCAAACAGGTCGTGCAATTGATATCGTGTGGCAAGGGGGCAAAGGTATTAATGACCGTAATCCTAAGGGTACATTATATGATCCAGTTCAGTTAGAAAAAATGGCTAGAATATTTCAACAAGCTGGTAGAGAGCAAGGTGTAACAATTAAATGGGGTGGTGACTTTAAGAACTTTTACGATGGCCCGCACCTTGAAATTAGTGGATAAATAAAGACTCTAAATAATCAACAAATAATCATATGAAAGCAATCTATCTTAAACCAGATGTAAATGGAATTGTGCGGGAAAAGTTTCTTCGGGTTGAAATCGAAGAAAGGGTTCGTGCATCGAAGCTCAATAAATATGTTCCAGGAAATTCCGTAGTCCATAAAGTCACTAATGGTGATCCTGAAGAATACGTAAACTATTTCATATCTCTTATGAAAAAGTCTTCGAAGTTAAATGCAAACTTTATAACAACCACTCAATCATATTCCTCAACAGGCAAATTGAAAGAAGTTCAACGCTTAGGCCTGTTTAGTATTAATCCATTCACCTGTCCAAATGTGAATATTCGGGAGCTTTTTGATCCAAAGGTGAATGTAAGAGAAGGTATTCGTTTGTACGAAGAATTAATATTAAGAGAAGGTAATCTTCCTGACGTAATCGGGGTAGTTTCGATATAAATAGTAATATGGGATTAAGATCAGATTTCAATGTTAACGAAGAAGTACCAAGAGATCTTGCGGTAGATTCTTCTGGGCTTTTTGCTGATTTACCTCTGAACTTTATTCCTCATCCGAACACAAAAGACATTCGCCCTGTTACAGATATTCAAGCAATACGACAAGCTGTTAAGATACTTGTGCTAAGTAATTTTTCCGACCGCCCATTTCACCCTGAACTTGGATGTAATGTTACACAATATCTTTTCGAAAATGCTGATCAATTTACAGCTCTTGGTATACGAGACGAAGTACTCCGTGTTATCAAAGAACACGAACCTCGAGTCAGTGATCCAAAGGTTGAAATACAATTGGATGCAGATTACAACAGACTTCTTGCAACTATCATTTTTCAAATAAGGAATACAAATATAAACACCGAGGTATCTTTTTACCTCGACCGAATTAGATAAAAACTATGGCCATTAAACAATTCAATATTACAGAGCTTGATTTCGATTCGATTAAAGACGAAATTAAAAATTACTATAAACTTACCGATGGTCCATTTAAGGATTTTGATTTTGATGGTTCTGGTTTAAATCTTATTCTTGACATCCTTGCGCATAACACACACTATAATGCTGTTCTTGCGCACCTTGCTGCGAATGAAACATTTATTTCTTCGGCCCAACTTCGTAAGAATGTTGTAGCCCGAGCAAAATCATTAGGGTATACACCAAAAAGTGTTTCTGCTTCTGCTATCACAATAACATTAAATAATTTAGATTCTTCTATTACAGAAATTAAAGAAGGAACAACATTTACAGCAACTGATACTCTTAGTAATCAATCATATTCGTTTGTTGTATTTAATGATGTTGACGATCCTACTCTACCATTTGTAGCACATGAAGGTTCGATTAAAAGAAAGGAATATCTTTTTGATGATAAAGTAGCAAACCTTAAGTTTGAAATACCACACGTTAACGTTGATCGTTCAAAAATTGTTGTTAGTGTAAGTGATTCAATCGGTACTACACAAACAGAAACATATACTCAGTTTTCTGAGTTACCTGGGATTGATGGCAATTCGAATGTTTACTTTATTAATGAAAATCCTAACGGAAGATTTGAAATTTCTTTTGGTGACAATGTCATTGGTAAGAAACCTCTTCCAGGTTCTGTTGTAGAAATTAAATATCTTTCTACAAAGGGTGCAGCAGCAAATGGAGTTTCTGTATTTACAAATACTAGTTTGTCACCTTCACCCACAATTAGTATTGCAGGAGCATCTTCAGGTGGAGGAGGTAAAGAAAGTATTGAGAGTATTCGTTCGAACACACCTTTACAGTTTCTTTCCCAAAACCGAGCAGTCACAACTGATGACTATAAAGCTTTAGTTCGTTCTAACTC